TGTCGGAGATGTTGTGTCCGCGAACCTTTCCATTCAGGCGGACGGCGGCATTGACCGTGGCGTTCTGCTTGGGGCTGCTACCGCTGTCACTTCCACGGGCACCGGCGCTTCGCAGGACAACGCGGCCTCGTCGGCTAACGGTGGTGCGGCGTACCTGCATGTCACGGCTAACACCCGCGACGGCAGCAGCACGTTTAAGGTTCAGCACTCGTCCGACAATACGACGTTTGCTGATCTTGCTACCTTCACCGGAGTGAGCGCCACTACTACGGCGTCCGAGAAGGTCAGCGTCACCGGCACGGTGAACCGTTACCTCCGTGCCTCTCATGCCCCCGGTGGCTCCACCGGGTCGGTCACCTACACAATGGCGTTCGCCCGGAAGTAAGGAGTCATAAAGTGGCGTTCATTCATGGCAAGAAGAGCAAGTTCGAGATTGACAACTCTGGCGGCACCCTCACCGACATTTCGGCGTTCTGCGACGAGGTTTCCCTGAGCCGCGACATTGAGACGGCTGAGGTCACCACGTTCGGTGACAATGCCAAGGAGTACATCATCGGCCTGTCCGATGCGACCATCAGCGTGTCGGGCAAGTTCGACGCTGCGGGTTCTTCGACGGTTGACGCTGTGCTGGCGGGCATTCTGGGCCAGGAGGCTTCCACTTCCTTCGCCTACACCCCCGGTGGTGGTACAGAGTCGTCCACTAACCCCAAGTACACGGGCGAGTGCTACCTCACCTCGTACGAGGTTTCGGGTAGCGTCGGTGACGTTACTTCGTTCTCCGCTTCGTTCCAGGTCACGGGTGCTATTACCCGCGACGTTACTCCGTAACACAACTTAATACCCAATGGCGTGCCCTAGTGGCCCATCGAAAGGAAGTGACCGTAGTGTCCCTGCGAGACAAGATTCTTGAGTCAGTTGACATTCCTAGCGAGATGGTTGAGGTCCCTGAGTGGGGCGTCAGCATTGAGGTTAGGGGCATGTCGGGTGCTGACCGTGTTCGCATCTTCGACACCATCTCAGTAGACGGTGAGATTAAGGCTGGCACTCTGTACGTGGAGACTGTCCTTGTCACCGCCTATGACCCGGAGTCAGGTGCCCGCGTCTTTGATGAGGGTGACCGTACGGCTCTGATGGAGAAGTCGGCTCAGGCCATTGACCGCCTTGCGCGTGTCGGGCTGAGGTTGTCGGGCATGGAGGGAGAAGTCTCGCAGGACGAGGCAGGCAAGCGGTTTCCTGAAGAATCCTGAACGGCGCTTCTTATTTGAGTTAGCAGAGAAGTTGGGTCGGACGGTCGGAGAGTTGCTGTTTGGCTCTCCGGCCCACCGCCCGATCTCTAGCGCAGAGATTACGGAGTGGGAGGCTCTGTGGCATTTGCGTAACTGGGAGCATGAACAGGCCATGAAGAAGGCCAGGTAGGAAGGCGGTGTTAGCGTGGCGCAGACTGAAGTAACTGCGATTTACCGCGCTGACACCGCCGCCTACGTTCGGGGGGTCAAGGCAGCGCAGGCGTCCACTAAGGCGTTTGCCGATGCGACTGCGGGGGCTAATCGTTCCGCCGGTTCCATGAAGGCGTCTACTGTCGCCTTGGGTTCGGCTATGGGCATCCTGGGCACTCAGGCTATCGGGATGGCTACGGCGAAACTCAAGCAGTTCACGACTCAGGCCATTACGTCTGCCGCGTCGTATGAGCAGACGGTTATTTCCATTGAGGGCATCTTCGTCGGTATGGGTAAGTCGGTGGAGCAGGCCACCGCCGAGACGAAGACATACCTCGCGGATTTGCGTGACTTCGCTGCCACTACGCCGTTTGAGTTGCCTCAGACCCTTGACGCGGTTAAGCGCCTGCTGTCTATTGGCTATGCGGCTGAGGATGTTAAGGACCGGCTGCTTCCCGCTATCGGTGATATCACTTCTGCGCTAGGTCAGCCCGCGTCCGCGATTAACGGTGTTGTGTATGCGATGGGTCAGATTAAATCTGCCGGTCGTGTCATGCAGCAAGACCTCATGCAGATTGGTAACGCTCTTCCGGGCTTTAACGCCCGCATGGCTATCGCCAAGGAACTGTTTAACGGTGACATGAATGCGATGGCTCAGGCTGTCGAAAGTGGCGCTCTTACTGGCGAGAAGGCCATTGAGGCCCTTATCTCGCAGATGCAGAAGTTCCCTGGCGCTGCCGGTGCTATGGAGCGTCAGTCCAAGACTCTTAACGGTGTCATTTCTACGTTTAAGGACACCGTTAATAACGCGATGATTGACGCGCTTATGCCCGCCATGCCGGTGCTGTCTGAATCGCTTATGGGGCTTGTGGACCCGGTGTCGCAGTTGGCGGTTGCGTTCGCCAGTCAACTCGGACCTACATTGGTTCAGGTTGCTACTAGCGCACAAGAGTTCGCTCCGCAGTTCTCCGAGATGGCTGCCGCGTTTATGGAGTTGGCTGGCGGCGCTCTTGTGCGGCTTGTGGAAGTCATGGGGGCTCTTGCACCCGTATTCACCATTGCCGCTAAGACATTGAGTGGCTTGGCTATGGTGCTTCAGGCGCTGCCGGATTCGGTACTCGCCGCTGTCGCCGCGCTTCTCATTCTCATGCGAACGGGCATCGGTAAGGCGTTTATTACATCAGTCGGATCGGCAACCATCGGTGTCGCTAAGTTCGGCGCTACTACGCTCACATCCTCACGTACAGCAGCAACCGGATTCGCCGCCATCGGCACTTCCGCCGTTGCGTCCATGCGGGTTACCGATGCCGCCATGAAGGCAGGCACAGCCGCCGTTAACGGATTCAAGATTGCGCTGTCGTCCACCGGTATTGGTCTTCTCATCGTAGGTATTTCTACGGCTCTCACCGCTATGGCTTTCAGCAGCGATGAAGCATCCCAGTCCGCACAGAATCTTACGGATAGCATTCTGGATCAGAACGGTGCCTTGGTTGAGAACCATAGGCAACTTATCGCTAAGAGCCTTGCGGAGCAAGGAATCCTTGACGCTGCCACCAAGGCCGGTATCGCTACTAACGAACTTGTAGACGCTTACTTAGCCGGAGGTAACGCACTTCAGCCGTACATCGACAAGATGTACGCATACGCTGACGCTAATCGAGACGCCGAAGAAGGAATCAAACTACTTCCTGATTGGCTTTGGGATAGTTCGTCCGCTATGGGAGAGCAAGCGGGTGCGGTTCAGGATGCGGCTAATGCCCTTGGCACTTACAGCGGCACGTTGGATGCCGCTAGGGCAACTAATCAGCAGGCCGTTATCGCTGCTGAGGGTGTTACGGCTGCTTATGCGAACACGGCTGTTGAGACTGGCAAGGTCAGCATGGCTACCTTGCGTGCCGCTGAGGCCGCGGAGTTGTACAACCCTGCCGCCCAGACGGCTGCTACTGCTACTGGTGCGCTGGCAGATGAGGCTGCCGAGGCGGCTGCCGCTATTGAGGCCATGCGTAATCAGCAGGAGCAATGGCTTAAGGTCACGGGTCAGATTTCTGCTGTGGATGCGGCTGCCGCTGCGCTTGAGCAGATTGGTACGTCGGCGGTTGAGAACACGAATAAGTTGATTGGTACGTCGCCTAAGATTCGTGCGTTCCGTGGCGATGTTATTTCGGCGTTTGAGCAGGCCGCTGCTTCCGCTACTTCTCTTGGCAAGAATGCTGAGGAGCAGCGTCAAATCTTTACCGGCGAGTTGGTCAAGATCGTTGCTGCTCTTCGTGCGTCCAAGGTCAAGGATTCTGACATTCAGACGTTCCTGATGGCTATGGATGATCTTCCTGCTTCGGTTGAGCAGATTATGACTGCTGCCGGTGTGGCGGTGGGCAAGGGGGCCAAGAGGTTTAAGACTGATGTTCAGAAGCAGATTGAGGATGCTTTCAGCGGTGGGGCTAAGGCGGCTAGGCCACTCAATGAGCAGGCTATGGATGCGATGGCTGAGGCTGCTACGGCTAAGGCTAAGTCTCAGTTGGGCTTGACTCTTGAACCTCAGTTGGCTTCCGTTCTGAAGTCCACCGCTAGTGCCCTGTCTTCAACGGCTTTGGCTGAGGGTGAGTCTCCGGGTCTTAACCTGTCGGCTGGCATTGCGGCGGGTGTCGATAAGGGAAGTCCCCTGGTTGTGTTGGCGGTTCGGCGTGTTATCGCTGCCGCTAAGGCTGCTGCGGATGCAGCATCTGAATCTCAGTCCCCGTCTAAACTATTTGCCGAGGTCGGGGATAACCTCATCCAAGGTTTGCGTCTAGGGTGGGATAGAGGTTCTAAGGATTTTGTGGATGGCATTGCTCGCACTATGCAGGATGCTTTCTGGTCATTGAAGGATGCCGGTGATGCCGTTGCCGATGCGAAGAAGCGTCTGAAGGAGGTTAGGGAGGAGCGCAAGAAGGGGGATGCGTCTGCCCGTGAGGTGGCTGCCGCTGAGCGTGATTTGGCTAGGGCTTACCGGGATCAGGTTGACGCTCAGAGGGCTGCTGCGGATGCTCAGCGTAATCTGAATGCTGCTCGCCGCATGGCTACGTTTAAGCCGCCTCAGGTTAACTGGACTTCGCTGCTTGACGAGTTCAATAAGAGCGGTGACTTGTCTCGCGTTTGGGATGCGCTGTCGGACAAGTTGTATGACCGTGCCATGCGGGCGGGTATGACGCCTGAGGCGGCTCAGGCTTACGTGGATGGTGTTATCGGCAATATTGAGGAGAAACTGGCGCGTAGGTTGCGGCGGTTGGATGCGTTGTCGCGTGAGTTGAGCGACATTCGTGAGCGTCTTTCCGTGCTTACGGAGATTGCTACTGAGCGTGAGTCGGGTCGCAAAAGTATTTCTGATTTCCTTGCTGATCGGTTTGGTGAGCCTAGTGAGTTTGATAAGGCTTACAGGTCTGCTGAGTTGAGTGTGGATCAGGCTATTGCTCTGTTTGATCGCGCTAAGGAAATGATTGAGCAGCGCCTTGGCGGCGGCGAGGGTATCGGTGACGCTGATAAGGCTCAGCGTGAGGGTCTGGTCAAGTATGTTGAGGTTCAGACTCAGGCCCTAGTCGCGCTGATTAAGAAGCGTAATGACCTTCTTGAGAAGATCACGGCTGAGTCAGCGAAACTGAAAGACCTTGAGGATAAGCGCAATCAGGCTCAGGAGAAGTTCACTCAGTCCATCCTTGACTTCTCTAAGATCAGCGGGAAGATCGGGTCGGCTCAGGAATACATCATGGGTCTTGAGCAGCGTGCGGCTGCTACTAAGAAGTACGTGGAGGATATCGCTGCGCTGCGTAAGAAGGGTGTGGCGGAGTCTGTTATTCAGCAGATTCTTGCTGCTGGCCCGGAGCAGGGTGGTTCGTTTGCGGCTGCGTTGGCTTCTGCTAGTGCGGAGCAGGTTCAGTACATAAATACGCTGACCGCGCAGAATGAGGCTACGGCTACGGCGTTTGGTGATGCTCAGGCTGGGATCATGTATGACGCTGGCATTACGGCTCAGCGTAGTTTGGTTACGGGTCTTCAGACTGAGTACAACACGGTCATCACGGAGATGAACACGATTGTGGCTGGGATTGAGGCTGCGCTTGCGCCGTTGGGTACGGCGGGGTACACGGCTGGGGATCAGTTGCTTGCTCAGACCATCGCTGGCCTGAAGGCGCGTGAGAAGGAGATTCTGGACGAGATCGCCCGTATCGGTGCTGCTATTCAGGCGGCGTGGACCGCTGCGATGACTCCGGTTACGCCTTCTCCCGGCTCCGGTGGCGGCGGCGGTGGTGGTGGTGGTGGGCGTGGACGTACTACCACCCGTGCGGCTACGGTCCCCGCCCCGGTCATCCCATACACGACGGCCCCGGCTATCTCGGTTGCTTCCGGTGGTGTTCAGGTGGCTGTTACTGTGGGTGCCGATCAGAACCCGGCTGCTGCTAGCGAGGCAGTCAAGTCCGCTGTCATGGAAGCCTTGTCTGAGGTAGCGGCTAGGGCCGCTAACGCACGGAGGTAGTTGTGCCTACGGTTACTATCCGCCCTGACGCTGTGTCTACTGGCGCGTCTAACTTCACGGTGACGGGGGCGGCTAACGCTGCCGCTGCCACTAATGACGACTCGGATGCATCGTTTGTGCGGAAGAGTAGCGCCGTCTCTGGCACTCAGACGCTTTCTCTCACGTTCGCTAACACCACTATCACTTCCGCTCAGCGTGTGCGGCGGGTGCGGTTGCGGGCGCGTGTTGAGACTGACAATGCGAATGGCAGGATGGATTTGATGCTGGGCACTCGCGTGTCCGGGCAGACGTACTACTACACGGGCTACGCTGTGCGTGGCGCGGTGGGCGTCAGCACTCCGGTCGCTGTGACGGGGGCGTGGTTCTCCGCTTCGCCAGATGGTGCGTCATGGGATCAGACTCGTATCGACGCGCTTAGGGCTCAGTACATTGAGTACAAGGATTCGTCTGATATTGGCTACGTGTACGAGTTGTACATTGACGTAGATGTTTCGTCTCAGCCCACTCTTTCGGTTTCGGCACCTACGGGCACGATCACTACGTCCGCTACTCCTGAGGTGCAATGGGCGTACACGGACCCGGATGCGGAACTGCCTCAGGCGTTCTATGAGATTCGCGTGTTTACGGCGGCTCAGTATGGCGCGGGCGGGTTCGATCCTGCTACTTCCGTGTCTACGTGGGATTCGGGTGTTGTCGGCAGTAGCGAGTTGGGTGCGGCTATTGCTGAGCCGCTTCTGTCTGGCACGTACCGGGCTTATGTGCGGGTCGCTAAGTCGATCAATGGTTCTCCGTTTTGGTCGGCGTGGGGGTTCTCGCAGTTCGTCCTGAATCTGACCCCTCCGCCTGCCGTGGCTGTGAGTGCGGCGTGGTCGGCTACTGAAGGTAAGGCCACGCTCGCACTCACCGGGGGTAACCCGGTTGGGTTTACGTCTCAGTATTTCCAAGTGCAGCGTTCCGATGATGGCGGAACCATGTGGGACTACATTCGTAACGGGGAAGAGGTCGCGGCTAGCGGCACCTACACGGCTACTGTCCTTGACTACGAGGCCCCTCGCGGCCTCACGGTGCGTTACCGGGCTAGGTCTATCGGTGTCAGCGGTGAAGAGCGCATCCCTAGTGCGTGGTCTGCTTCCATCCCTCAGGTGCTTGTCACGAATGATGGCACGTGGTGGCTTAAGGCTGTTGAGGCTCCGGCGCTTAATGTGGGTTCGCTTGTGGCTACGGGTAACTTGAGCCGCAAGGTTGAGGAGCCTAACTCTGTCTTTCGCCCGTTGGGCCAGAATCTGCCTATTGTGGTGTCTGGTCTTATCGGTGGTGTGGATGGGCAACTCACCTTGACGGCGCTGAACAGTACGCAATGGGATGCGATTGAGGCTGTGCTTACGCATCAGGGCACGCTTCTTGTGCAGGACCCGCTGGGCAGGCAGCAGTACATTCGGATTATTACGCGGTCGTGGGTTGAGCGGTATTCGGCGGGTCGTGTGGTCAGGGATATTACGGCTGACTATGTTGAGGTTTCTGCCTGATGTATCCGACTACGGATGCGTTCCGTGCTGAGGTTCGCCGGTCGCATGTGTCTGTGGCTCGCGCTGAGGTGTGGCGTGGTTCGCAGAAGGTTTTGGATTTGCCGGTGCAGGATGGGTCTGTGTCGGTGAGT